CTCTCCCAAGATCCCGTTATGTGTGGTTAACATAATACTTTCTTGGGAGGAAATGATTCCCCATAATTGATGACATGATAGTCGCCAACCCCGTAAGGGCTAATCGATATCATTTTCATCAGGGGGTGTTGAGAAGTCACTTAGTAAGTGGTCTCTTCGCACTTGATAATCTCGAGCCCAGAATTTGTATTTATTTACAATACTGGATCGAGACTCCAGAATCATTTTACTAGTCCTTTTTGTTATGATCCTTGATGGATCACACAAAGCCATTATGATATTCCCGGAGATAATATCTTCGTCATTATCATAATAGGCCTCCCGTAATTGGTCAAAAGACTCCTGCAATTTAATTGCTTGGCTTCTAATGGCCATAACTGGAGGCAGGGCTAGCAATGCTGATTGGTCAACCAATTCCCCAGAAAAGTCTCTTACCACCTCTTGCATAAATGCTTGAGATAGTGAGAATACTCTCTGGATCCCTTCTTCCATAAGAGATGTTTTTACCTCTGCAAGTGTTTGGAGAACAAATGGTTCTCTTATCGCTTGCCGGTCGAAACATCCAAAAACCTCTGGAAAGAATCGAGAACAAAGGTAATTATACTTTTGCCACCGACTCTCTTCAGAGTCTCCCTTTGTTGGGAGATATAGGAAGGATACTACCTTTCTATAGTCTCGGACTCTTAGACCGAGGCATAGAAGGTAGTGTCGGATAGACCCGGATTCCATTTCTAGTGGATTCATAGACCATCGAGAGTATAAGGAACGTAGTTCCTCTGCAGCTTCGGACCATTTGCTAATATTAGCAAATGCCGATAGCTGTGCTCCCGAGATCTCGATCCCTGCTTGGTACCATCTCTTAGCAAACTCATATGTGTTTTCAGACACATGTGTCTTTGCTATAGATAGTTCGACTCCTAACTGGTCCATTAATAGCGTGTATTTTTCCGCTACTTCTGGATTAGTTAACACAATATCATCCCCTAACAGGGCGTATTGTGTGAAACTGTGTGGGTTGATCCCGCACAGTCTCGCTGCCGTTCTAACCGTAAGGTGATGGCATAATGCAAACATGGCCCATGAGCTATAAGCTCCCATTGGTTGTCCACGTCCATATTTGACGTCGGCACCCCATGGGTTAGCAAATGGTTTATCTGTCATGATTGAATACCAAGCATCCGCATATTCATTTGAGTTTACGAGTCTGCTAAGAACGGCTCTCTGCAAAATTGCAGGGTACCGGTCTGTAGCAGCATGTAAATCCATTGAATAATACGGACCAGAATTTGGTAGGAATCTAGAAGGACCTTGTTGGTTGTAAGTACAGTCTCCTGGGACACCTCGCAGATACTCTATTAGAGCATCGTGCAGGGGTTTCAGGACTGTCTGAGACCAATAATCGAAGATAGCGATTACTCGCTCCTTCGCTTCTGGATCGCTTACTAGGGAAAGTTTTCTTGTAAGATTTTTGTCTTGCCAGAAATACTTTTCACTCCAGTTTTGACTAGAAAAGTTTAATTTAATTAAACTGATCTTATCAAGAAGATCTTGAGAATTTCCAAGAATTTGGATATTTTCCAGGTCTTTTGAAGTAAG